CTGTCTGACCAGCATCAAGTCCCTGCTGCGGCTGATCGCCGACCGCATCGGTGCTCCCATGGAACGCTCCAGAGATGCCCTGTGGTATTCCATCCGGCAAAAGTTGAGTGACGGCACGGTGCTGATCTTTGATGAATCCCAGCACCTGCCGCTGAAAACCATTGAGGTGCTGCGAAGCTTCTCCGATGATTTTGCCGACCACGGGCAGACGCTGGGCATCTGTTTCATCGGAAATCTGGAAACGGTGACACGCATCGGCAGCAAGAAAGCAGAGTTCGCACAGATCGCCAACCGCACCAAGCAGAAGAAGCTGTACACCCGTTCCAAGATCCAGCGTGAGGACATTGCCAAGCTGTTCCCCATGCTGAACGGACGGCAAAAGGAAATTGATTTTCTGTTCCGCATCGCCCAGACACCGCAGGCTATCCGTGGCGTGGTCAACCTGTTCTCCAATGCCTATGACAACGAGGACTACAGCTATGAGGGACTGGTGGCAATGGCAAAGTACATGGATATGGAGGTCTGAGATGAAAAACGGCAAACGCCCCACCAAGGCACAGAAAAAGATCCTGGCATTCTACGGATTCCATCCGGAGGACTGGCTGATCTCCAAGAACACCAGCACAGAGCTGGTCATTCTCCACCGGTACACAGAACGCACCAGACATATCCCGAAGCATCGGGATTCAGAAATCACATAATCCCCCCTGAGAGGAGAAATGCTCCTCTCGCCTAATGCAGCCAAGGACGGTGACAAGCCCGTAAGAGCCTGTTTTGCATCTTCTCGCACGCATCTTGCTTGCATATTTTCCGCCATATTTCACAAAAATGCTCGTGAATACATCAAGTATTCACTCCGCTTTTTGTTTCATCTGACGAAAAATCTGACAACGCAATCTGCATACGTCAGATGCAAAACACGCTCTAAAAATGCAGAGTCGGCAGTTTATTTTCATACATTTTCATACAGGAGGTATTTTTATGGCAAAAGCAAAACTGACACTGAAACAGGAGGCAGATATGCTCTCCGCCGTCAATCAGATCAAGGAACTGGAGGCAGCCGGCAAGCAGCTGAAAAAGCAGGCAGACGAGCTGCGGAGTCAGGTCAAGGCGATGATGGACAAGAAGCATCTGGAGGAAATGGACGTGGGCAATTTTACCGTGCGGTATACCACGGTGGTCAGCAGCCGGTTCGACAGCCGTGCATTTCAGGAGACACACCAGGCACTCTATGACCAGTACTGCGTTGCATCGGAAAGCAAGCGGTTTACTATTTCGTGAGGTGCGGCGATGACGAAGGAACAATGGGAAACCGCAGAGCAGAACCTGCAATCATCCTACCGCATCGTAAAGCTACAGGCAGACGGCTACACGTTGTCTTTGCAGACACAGCGGTACAAGATGCAGCTGTGCATTGCGGTCTATGTTGACGGTAAAATTCAAGGAAAATGGCTGACGGAGGACTGTGAGATCCGCAGAAAGTTCTTCCAGAAGCACAAACACAGTATACTCACCCGAAAGGAGCAGGAAAAGCTGAAACGGGAACGGAAAGCTTTTCGGGAGAAGGTACTTGCCAACAGCATTTGCTACACCTATTCGCCCTACTGGAGTTCTTTCCGTTCTCTGAAACGGCATCTGTGCCAGAACTGCACGGACATCACGTTGTGTGAGGAGGTGGAAGCATGAGAAAACCAGCAGACACCGGAAACCGCTGCTTCGACCAGTTTTGGACAGCATATCCCCGAAAGGTGGGCAAGGAGAAAGCCAGACGGGCATTCGAGAAAATCCAGCCCAGCGAGACGGAATTGCAGAAGATGCTGGCGGAGCTGGAACGGCAGCGGAAGGTCTACCACTGGGGCAAAGAGAACTGGAAGTTCATTCCGCATCCTGCCACATGGCTGAATCAGAGAAGATGGGAGGATGAGACCATTGCCGCAGAAGATGACATTCCCGACGATGACCCCTACGGGGCTTTCGTATACTGATCTGATGCAGATGCGTGTGGATGCGTACAATGCACAGTCCGGCACGCTGACCGGCTACGACTGCAAAACGTGCCGCAACAAGGGCATGATCGCAGAGATCCGGGACGGCTATGAGGTCATGTGCCTGTGCAGCTGTATGAAAACCAGAGATACCCTGCGGCGAATCCATGAATCCGGTCTGGAATCCCTGCTCCGCATCTGCACATTTCAGAACTACACCGCAGAGCAGCCGTTTCATCAGCATATTCTCCAATGTGCCAAAGCGTACCTACAGGAACGGCACAGGTGGTTCTATATCGGCGGTCAGACCGGATGCGGCAAGACACACATCTGCACCGCCATTGTGGGCGGCATGATCCGGAACGGTTTTTCGGTGCGGTACATGGTGTGGCGTGAAGCGTCCAATCAGCTGAAAGCTGCTCTGACGGACGGCAGCTATGCCGCACAGATCGCAGCGTACAAGGAAGCCGATGTGCTGTACATAGACGATCTGTTCAAGACCAGCAGCACCGCAGAGGTATCCGGTGCAGATGTGCGTCTGGCATTTGAGATACTGGACTATCGTGCCAGAAATCAGATGCTGACGATCCTCTCCACGGAATGGCTTTTGCCCCAGCTGCGGCAAATTGACGGAGCAATCGGCGGCAGGATCATTCAGATGTCCAAAGGGTATGCGTTTGAGATACGCCCGGACAACCAGAAAGATTATCGGCTGAGGAAGTGAAGCATATGGCAAAAGGACAAACCCAGACACTGTACAGCCTTGCTGCTGTGCTGGGGCTGGTAGAATCGGGAAACAAGGAAGACCCGTTCCACATGATCGTCTACCGTATCAGCGGCAAGACCTCTGTCCGGGAACTCACCCCACCGGAGGCGGCAGCGGTAGAGGCGGAACTGCGGCGGCAGCTCCGGGAGCAGCGTCCCAAAAAGAAAGCGGCATCCCCGGAGTATCCGGGAAAAATGACAGCCGGACAAAAGGCGTATGCCTGGCGGCTGCTGTACGATCTGGCAAAGCTCTCACCCTCTGCGGTGCCAGTGGGCGAACGCATGGCAGGCATCGTCCGAAAGGTATTGCAGGAAGACCCCTGCCCCGGTCATCCGCTGAACTGGGTCAAACGGGAGGACGGGGCGAAACTGATCGAGGCACTGAAACGGTATCTGCGAAACACAAAGCGAAAGGCGGCGAAACATGACTCTGGATAAACTGACCATGGAACAGCTGCACGGCAGTCAGCTGGAAATTGCGGAGGTCATCGGCATCGAAGCGTACCGGAAGCTGGTCGCCAGCTACGGCGGCAGCAGCATCTATATCAGCAAGGCGGATTCCGTGATGAACGGTCTGAGAGATGCGGAGATCTTCCGGCGGTTTGACGGTTCCAATTATCTGGAACTGGCACACGCCTTCAATCTGGCGGAGAACACCATCCGGGACATCATCTACCGCCAGAGCACCGACCGGGAAGCACACCAGATGACGTTCTTCTGAACCTGAAAATTCATTGAAATTCCTGAAAAATCTGCCTTATTTGCAGCACCGTTCTTTTCTGTGCTATCATTACAGTAGAAGTAATGATAGCACTTTTCTTTTGGGGAGGGAGATGCAGTGACACAGGAACTGATCCTGTTTATCATCACCACGGTGATCACCGTGATCCTTGGGATCATCGGCTATTTTCTGAAACGCACCATGGATCGCAATGACAAGAACGAAATGGCAGTGCAGGAGCTGCGTGACAATCTGCTGACGCTGTCGGACAAGTACGCCACCAAGGCAGAGATCCGGGAGATCAAGGCATCTATGGAAAAATTGTCGGAGAACATCGACTACATCAAGGAACACACCACCAAGAACGAGGATTTTATTCGCACCATGGCAAGGCTGGAAAGCAAGATCGACAGCTATTGCAGCAAGTAAGGAGGAACGGCATTGGAGCAGGCAGAAATGATAGAGCGAATCCGGCAGAAGGCATTTTTCAAGAATAACGGCATGGTGCTGAAAGCCGTGAATCTGCTGCGTGACAAGTTTGTTGCATTGACGGACATCCGCTATGCACTGGAACCCAGTATGACCGAGGCGGAATTCCGGGACAGCATCAACTATCTGACGGAATCCGGATATATCCGGCTGCGGCACATGGATTCCAAGGCGTGTACGACACTGGCAGATACGGCAATGGAGCAGCTGGAAGCCAAGGTATCGGCGGACGGTATCAAGATCATTGCCTGTGTCCGCAAGGACGAATGTATTGACGTGTGAGGTGCTGCATGGGACGCAGAAAGCATTCTAAGATCGACAATCTGGAACCGGCAGTCAAGGAGACCGTAGACGAGATGATCAAGACCGGTGCCTATTACCGGGAGATCGTGGACTATATCCAGTCCCACGGCGTGAGCATCTCTTTGGCAGCGGTGGGAAAATATGCGAAAAATCTCATGAGTACGCTGGACGCACTGCGGCTCAGTCAGGAGAACTTCCGGGCGATCATGGAAGAAACCGACCGCTATCCGGATCTGGACATGACAGACGGCATTCTCCGCCTGCTCTGCAATCAGATGCTGGATGCCATCAACAAGCTGCCGGAGGAACGGCTGTCGGAGATCGACTTTGACACCCTGTCCAAAAATGCCGTGGCACTCACCCGTGCAGTGGCGTACAAGAAGAACGTGGACACCAAGACACGGGATCTGCTGGAAAACGGTGCAGAGCAGTTCAAGGATCTGATCTATGAAGCCATGGCGGCAGAACGACCGGATCTCTACAAGGAAGTCAAGAAGTTTATCAAATCCAAAGCCAAGGAGGGAAAGGCATGAGTATGTATGTGGTACAGGTGAAGCCCGGCACAGATCTGCAAGCAGCGGTGCTGCTGCGGAAAAGAGGGCATCTGGTACGCTGTCCGCAGCGAACCATGGACATCCGGAAGAACGGGAAATGGAACAGTATCACAGAACCTGTCTTTCCCGGCTATCTGTTTCTGGAGGAAGAAATCGACCGGCAGAAGTATGACAGCGTGGTACAGTCAGACGGCGTGATCGGATTTCTGAAAGTGTCCGGCTGTACGCTGGGCAAGCTGCAGCCCCACGAGGAAGCATATATCCGGTGGCTCTGGAACGGCGGCAAACCCATTGCCCCGTCCCGCATCTATACCACATTGCAGGGGGACAAGATGGTCTTGTCCGGCGTGCTCCGGGAGTATTGGAACAATGTGGTGCGGCTGGATCTCCGGCAGCGGCGTGCCCGTGTGCGGCTCTCCATCTGCGGACATGACTACACGGTCACACTGCCGGTAATCGGCATTTAAGAGCGTGTGTGAAACAAATCAGTATGCCTGTCGCTGCTGTGGTTGATTCGTCCCACAGGGTGCGGTATATGGTATAAAGGCAATACTTCTTGCAGCTCTTTGTGCGGTATTGCCTGAACCCCGAACGGAACTTTTCCAAAAAGATTCCGAATGGCGAAGCATACCCTGTTTAAGAACGTTCAGAGGGCGTTTAGAATCGTTTGAAGATTTTTCTGCGAAAAACAACACCCAAAAAGAATACACGCAATATACGGGCGTACAGCGTCCGTATTTTTTTGACCATTTTTTCTGAAAGGAGTGACTGCAAATGAACAGCCGAAAGAAAAAGAGCATCCACCAGCTGGCGGACGGTATCCTGCAATTTGAGGACAAGCGGAAATCCATTCCGCAAGCGGACTTTACCGATTTGCAGACGTTCCTCTCTGCCTACCTGAATACCCCGGAGCCGAAGAAACGGAAAAAACTGGCGGAGGAATTCCGGAAACGGCACATGGAGCTATACGAGTTCCTGCAAAGCAATCCGGATCTGATCCGGGCAGAAACCAAGATCACCGCCACCCTACAGGCGGCGGCATCCGGAGCAGCCGAAGAAGAGGACAACGGACAGATCACCAATCTGTTTGAGAAATTGCAGGAGGGACTGGCATGATCTATCAGACTTTTTCTCCCAAGCAGATACAAGCCATGCTCTGGTGGGCAATGCCGAAATTCCGGCAGTATGATGCTATCATCTGTGACGGATCTGTCCGTTCCGGCAAGACCATGGCAATGAGCATCGGCTATCTGCTGTGGAGTATGCGGAACTTTGACCATGAGACATTTGCCTTTTGCGGCAAGACCATTGACAGCCTGAAACGCAATGTGGTCACGCCGATCCAGAAGTGGATGGCAGGCGTGATGCAGCCGAAGATCAACCTGTCCAAGAACTATATGGACGTGGAATGGCGGGGGCATCACAACCGCTATTATTTTTTCGGCGGCAAGGACGAGAGCAGCTATGCTCTCATTCAGGGTATCACCCTTGCCGGTGTCCTGCTGGACGAGGTGGCACTGATGCCCCGTTCTTTTGTGGATCAGGCAACGGCGAGATGCTCTGTCACCGGTTCTAAGATCTGGATGAACTGCAACCCGGACGGCAGCGAGGAACACTGGCTGTACAAGGAATGGATTGACAGCGTACACGGGAAAGCCGGCGAAAAGAACCGGCTGCACCTGCATTTCACCATGGAGGACAACCGTGCTCTCTCTGTATCTGTCCGGAAACGGTACGAGCGGATGTATTCCGGTGTGTTCTATGAACGGTATGTACTTGGCAAGTGGGTCATGGCGGACGGTCTGGTGTATCCGCAGTTCCAGAAGCTGCGGCACGTCATTCCGGACACTGTGCCGGATGTGCATTCCGGCGAGTTTTATCTCAGCTGCGACTACGGCACACTGAACCCGACCTCTGTCGGCTTATGGCACCTGTCCGGAGACGGCTATGCCACCCGAATCCGGGAGTACTATTATGATGCCCGAAAAGAGGGACATTCCCGAACAGACGAGGAGCACTACGCTGCACTGGAACAGCTTGCCGGAGATATTGCCCCCTATGTGCGGTATGTGATCGTAGACCCGTCTGCCGCCAGCTTTATTGAATGTATCCGGCGGCACGGGGTATTTCGGGTGCGGGAAGCCAACAACAGCGTTCTGGACGGCATCCGTGACACGTCCACGCTGCTGCAAGCCGGACGCATCCACATCTGTGAAGGCTGTACGGATATTATCCGGGAATTCGGGCTGTACTGCTGGGACAATCAAGCCAAAGGGAAAGATGCTGTGGTCAAGACCAACGACCACGCCATGGACGATATGCGGTATTTCGTCCGGACGGCGATGCAGCGGACGCTGCGGGAATACCGGATGCCGCCGGCAGATGACAACGAGGAGGTGATGCCATGATCGATGCAACCCAGATCGCCGCAGCCATGCAGGTGCCCTGCCTGCTCAGCGGCGACATGATACAGCAGATGCAGCTGTGGGAGGAACTATACTTGAACCGTGCCGGCTGGATCCGGAACCGCATCCGTTCCTGTCACATTCCGGCGAATATCGCACAGGAGCTGAAACGGCTGACACTGACGGAATTTTCCGCCACGGTACACGATGCGGCAGAACTGGAACAGGCGGTCAGCCGTGTGCTGCCGAAGCTGCGGCGGAAAATGGACTTCGGGCTTGCCATTGGCGGCTTGCTGCTAAAACCCTATTTCACGGCACAGGGCGTTTCGGTGGACATTGTGCCGCAGAACGCCTATCTCCCGGTGAACTACACGGACGATTCCTGTGATGCGGTGGTGTGTCCGGAGGAAATTTCCATCGGCAGGGACTATTTCACCCGTCTGGAGCTGCACGTCTATTCCCGGTTGCGGCAGACACACACCATTCAGAACCGCTGTTTCCGTTCTGCCAGTCCGGGAACACTGGGCACAGAGTGCAGTCTGGATGCGGTGCCGCAGTGGGCGGATGTATTGCCGGAAAAGGTGTACGAAAACGTACAGCGTCCGCTGTTCGCCATTTTTCAGACACCGGATTCCAACAACATCGATCCCACTTCACCGCTGGGCGTTTCGGTCTTTGCGGATGCCGTGGACTTCATCCGGGATGCGGACGAGCACTGGGAGCGGATCCTGTGGGAACTGGAATCGTCCGAACGTGCCATTGATGCCACCGAGGATCTGTTCCGGTACAAGGACGGCAAGCCGGTACTGCCGAAGGGCAGAGAGCGGATGTTCCGCAGCTATGAGAAAACGGACGGGCAATCCTTTATCAATACCTTTTCTCCGGAAGTCCGGGACACTGCCTATTTCAATGCGTTCAATCAGATCCTGCGGCGGATCGAAAATGCGGTGGGGCTTTCCTACGGCACACTCTCCGAAGTATCCGATGTGGAGAAAACCGCAGAGGAAGTGCGGAGTTCCAAGCAGCGGAGCTTTTCCCGTGTGAAAGACATTCAGGAAAATCTGCGGAACGCACTGGAGCAGATGCTCTATGGGATGCAGTTCTATCAGGACTACTACCGCAGTCAGAGCAGCCCACCGGTCAAGGCAACCTTTAACTTCGGGGATGGTGTGCTGGAAGATCCAGACGTGGAGTACCAGCGGCGTGTGCAGATGGTACGGGACGGACTTCTGAAACCGTCTCTGTTTCTGGCGTGGTATTTTGACTGCTCTGAGGAAAAGGCAGCACAGATGATGCCGGAGCGGCAGGATGACGGCGGTTTATTTTCCGGTGGTGAGATCTGATGCAGAATTATGAGCCGGATGTGACTCAGCTGCTGGGGCTATATCAGCAGCTGGAAGATGATATTGTGGCAGACATGGTGCGGCGGATGCTGCGTATGGGGTTTGTGTCAGAAACCACCGCCTATCAGGCAGAGGTGCTGCAAACTGCCGGTATCCTGTATGATGACATTTTGCAGATGATCGCAGACCGGACAGATGCCAGTGTGGCACAGGTTCGGGCGATGTTTGAGGATGCCGGTGTGCGGACGGTGGAGATCGACAACGACACCCACGAAGCAGCCGGCGAAGCTCCGGTGGACATCCGGCAGGACGGCGGCATGAAACAGGTGCTGGATGCCGGATACCGGAAAACACTGGGAACCATGCGGAATCTGGTCAGCACCACGGCGAACACCACGCAGACTGCTTTCCTGCAAGCCTGCGACCGGGCGTATATGCAGGTGTCCTCCGGAGCGTTCAGTTATCAGGATGCCATACGCATGGCGGTGCGAAATCTGGCGGACGGCGGAGCATATGTGACCTATCCCACCGGACACCGTGACCGCATTGATGTTGCAGTGCGGCGGTGTGTGCTGACGGGCGTGGGACAGACTGCGGCGGCAGTGGCGAAGAAACGTGCGGAGGATTCCGGATGCAAGTACATGGAGCTGACAGCACACGGCGGAGCAAGACCGGAGCACGCCAGATGGCAGGGGCAGCTTGTCCAGATACAGGGCAAACGCACCAGAAAGGTCATTGACGGGCTGAAAGTCTTTACCCTGAAAGAGATCGGCTATGGGGACGGCAGAGGCTTTAAGGGCTGGAACTGCCGGCACAACTGGCACCCGTATTATCCGGGGCTGTCCACGCCGAACTACACGCCGGAGGAGATCGCCAAGCTGGACGAGAAAAGCATCTCCTACAACGGCGAAAAGTACACGGCGTATGAGATCAGCCAGATGCAGCGAAAGGGCGAGCGGAAGGTCAGAACACTAAAGCGGCGAGCGGCAGCGTTGGAGGAAGCGGCGAAGAACACAGATGATCCGGTGTTAAAACAGGGTTTGAACGATGATTTTTCGGCGGTTTCTGTGCGTTTGAAGGATGCGGAAAAAACGCTGAAAGACTTCTGCCAGCAGACCGGACGGCGGAGAGATCCGTTCCGGGAGCAGGTCAATGGGTTCGGACGGTCTACGGCTCAGAGGGCGGTGCAGGCGAAAAAAAGGGCAGACGGCAGCTTGACTTCTGAAAACAACAATGCTATAATAAGACCATACGAACACAAACTGCCAAGAGAAAAGCGAAAGCAAATTATAAAAAAGGCAAGTGCATTGAAAAAGCCTATCTTTGCGGAAGATCGACCAGACAATGCTTTTGCATCTTATGTTCGTAATGTTCCGAGCAAAAAAGGATATTATGACGTTGCACTGCATGGAAGTCCAACATCTGTTGAATTTTTCGGAGAACCGATTGACGCATATTTACTTGCAAACATTATCCGAAACCGCAAGGATTATGAAAAAGGGACAAAAATCCGATTACTGTCCTGCAATACTGGTAACACGGAATCAACTGGTGATTGTGTGGCACAGATCGTTGCGAATGAGTTAGGCGTTCAAGTAGAAGCTCCAACTAAAAAAATCTATGTATTTGTTGACGGTACTTTTATTGTTGGAAAGAAAAATAATGGCGAAATGAAACTGTTTTACCCAAGGGAATGAGGCGATTTTATGAAATACTTGTTTAACTTTGACATTGATGAAATTTCAGCCGAAGATCTGAGGGAAAATATCTCTCATGAGAAGATTCCCGATAAGGATAAAATTGTTGCTTTTCTACGTTCTTCTTCACCAGTTGCCTATTCATCTGCACCAGTAATAGATAAACTTGATGGGACAAAAACAAAATACATGGATAATCTTAGGCAGTGTGATGGCTTTAGATGGAGCGAATCGGAAATTTACCATTTTGAAAAATACAATCTGAGAGCAAATAATGATTTCATTCAATATGTTCTCAATCAAACAAAATAAGCAAAGCGTACTTCGGTACGCTTTTTTCTATGCCCGAAAGGAGAATCTATGAAAGAAATGACATTCGGCGGTGCATTGGAAGCACTGAAAGCCGGAAAGAAAGTTGCCAGAACCGGTTGGAACGGCAAAGGAATGTATTTGTACCTTGCTGACGGCAAATTACTGACGCAGGAAATCGGTGACGGAAGTTATCCGTTTACGGACAGCATTGTCATGAAAACCGCAGATAACCGATATTGCATTGGCTGGCTGGCTAGTCAGACCGATATGCTGGCGGAAGATTGGTGCATTGTCAAATAGACTACCAGCGTTTTTGCATAGCGAAAGCAGCATCTCGTAAGAGGTGCTTTTTTCTATGCCAGAAAGGAGCAGTTATGCTTACAATGATTGTTTTGTTAGTCCTCCTCTATGCCATGAACGGAAGTTTTGCCGTTCCCACGGTGTGCTTTGTGCTTTCGTGGATCGGCATTGGATTCGGAGCGTTTGACCTTATTTTGAAACTGTTTCTGAAAGCTTA